CACCAGAGCCCGGGATACAAGATGTACCAGATGTGGGCGGCGATTAGAGTCGCCCCAGATGCAGGCTTTAGGTCCGAGTCCGGGTGACGAGGTCACGTTATACAACGTTGATCCGTCGCTGCCTAAAGCCGCTAGGACTCAAAGTGGTGGGCGTAGAGCACCGAGGTCTCTACGGGCAGCATCGAGCAAGTTCATTCCTGTATTCGTTGCTGTCGGAGGTGCATACTTGTCCGTAGTGACAAGGTCAAAAGCTACCCATGTACTGGTCCATGTCGAATATGATACTTCTACATGGTATGGTCTAACTATGTTGAACGTTGGTCAGGGGTCCGTCCGCTTATATAGTCAACGTTTGGGTGACGTCCGCTTATACTACCTAGACGTGAACACAAATGTAGATACTCTGCCACCGGAGATACGCCAGGCTGTGTCTGCTGCATACTCGCAAGTAGATGGTTATGATTTTACAAAGAACAACAAGGCACAGATGATACGCAGGCTGTTCGCCACAAAGCCTCGGGCGGCGCCTGAACTTAAGGATGTGGAACCAGGTCTATTTGACCGTGCTGCGGTGAGTGGAGAGCATCACACACACCTGCGCCCCGAAGAAATCTGGGATATAGCCAAGCGTGACCCCGCGCGCCGTGAGTTATTTAGCGTAATGCTGGAGAATCTTAAGACGATGGGCGGGGTCACAGAGGCTTTTGCATCCTCAGCCTTGTTATATGCAGTCATAGCGGGGTTGACACAAGCTAGGATTGTTGTGTTTAGCTCGTATTTGTGGACAGATGACCTAGGGACAACGATGGATCGGCTCAAGGACGTGTCTGTCAAGATGAAGGCGTTACACTCTCGCGACATACTAGATCTAACTGAACTATTCGAACTAAACACTCTCGTGAACAGGGGGTATGGGGCTGTGAACTGGAAGACTGAGAGGGAGCACAGGCTGAACCCGGATGTGATCGACGTCAAACCGGAGACCGTATATGCAAAGGCCGTCTCTGTGTTCAACATGGGTGTCAGACACGGATTCAAGTACAAACGTATGAATTTACGAGACTTCGCCGCAGCACGCTGGGAATGGTCTCCAGCGGGTAGTGTACACTCGCAGCATGCAGTCGACGAGAAGTACATAAACAGGGACAGCTATCGGTATAGGACTAAGTTTGTGACGTTGAACAGTATGCCACTAGAGCACGTCGAGCGAATGTTCACTCGCAAACCAGCTATACGAGCCTGGGCATCTACAAAGTACGAGTGGGGTAAAGAGCGCGCCATATATGGGGTAGACTTGACGTCGGCAACCGTCGCTCACTTCGCCATGTTTAACTGTGAAGAAGTGTTGAAACATAGGTTCCCTGTTGGTGAGGATGCAGAGGCAGGTCGAGTACACAAGCGACTAAAGGCGATGCTGGAGGGGTGTGACTCGTTTTGCTATGACTTCGACGACTTTAACGCTCAGCATTCAACTTCAAGCATGTTGGCAGTGATCAAGGCATACAGAGACGTGTTCGCGCCTGCGATGACAGAAGAACAACTCGCTGCCATGAACTGGATACTCGACAGTTACATGGACATTATGGTCTACCCGCTGCAGGATGGTCCGTATAGACCTAACGGGACCTTGTTATCTGGTTCACGGTTGACCACCTTCATAAATACCGTACTCAACTATGTGTATATGGACATAGCGGGAGTGTTCGAGCATCCTGATGTAGTAGACTCAGTACATAATGGTGACGACGTGTTGATAGCAATCAGGAGCGTGAAGGCAGCTATAGACGTACATGATAAGATGGCGG